ACTTTTATAAGTGAAATACTTGCATTTGGGCTTTTAACTGGTAATCGTTATATTTATGGACTTGGGCCTGACACTGGTGCAAATCAAAATAAATATAAAGAACTTTACGTTTTACCTTCTCAAGTTATGCAAATAGAATCAGGAGGCATCATGGATCCTGTTAAAGAATATTCGCTTGAATATAATGGCACTTATAAAATACCAGCTGAACAAATACTGCATATAAAAGATTTTAACCCTTATTATGACGGAACGGGTTCACATTTATATGGTATGTCGCCACTTAAAGCAGGACTAAGAACAATGGATTCTAATAATGAGGCTTTAACAACTGGACTTAAATATTTACAAAATCAAACCGCAAGGGGTGTGTTGATGTCAGACGAGGGTGATTTAAACGAAGTACAAGCCAGACAATTAAAAGATAAATTTAAACAACAATATCAGGGGTCTAAAAATGCGGGTGATGTTGTTATTACACCAAAAAAATTATCATGGATTAATTTTGGTTTAAACGCCAGTGATTTATCATTAATCGATCAATATAACGCAACAATAAAAGACCTTTGTAATATTTACAACGTTCCTGTTCAATTGTTAAATAATACTGATTCAAGTACATACAACAATCAAAAAGAAGCTAAAAAAGCATTATATCAAAACGCTGTTATTCCTCAAATGGTAAAAATAAGAGAGGAATTAAATCGTTGGTTAGTGCCTCAATATGGTAATAACTTATATATTGATTTTGATTTTACTGTTGTGCCTGAATTACAAGAAGAGATGGACAAGGTTGTTGGACAAATGTCTCAGGCGTGGTGGTTAACACCAAACGAAAAAAGAGCAGCAATGTCTTATGGTGTTGATGCTGATAATAATCAATTAGACGATTATTATGTGCCTGCTAATTTGTTGCCTATTGGACTTAATGACATTCCAGAACAACCCGTTGAGCAATTAAACATTGACGTTAATAATTTACTATCAAAAAGTAAACTAAGACGGGACGTATATACAACACAAGAAGAGGCAGCTGACAGAGCAAAAGAAATCGGTTGCGTTGGAACTCATTCACACGATGAGAATGGAAATAAAATTTATATGCCATGTAAAACTCACGACGATTATATTTCTGCAACGGGTCGAGATGTTTACGCTTATGACCCCGACAAAGAAAAAGATAATTATATTGATAAACCTGTAAAGCCAAATAGTGCGGTTGAACAAGGATTAAAAAATAAAGTGGAGGATCATAACGAAAAATATGGGGACGATCCAACAAAAAGAACTAATTACAGAACATTACAAACGGTTTTTAATAGAGGTATTGGTGCGTATAGAAACAACCCTCAAAGTGTAAGACCTTCTGTTAATTCAGAAGACCAATGGGCGTATGCAAGAGTTAATTCTTTTTTATATGCTTTAGGTAAGGGCAAATTTAGAAGCGGAAAACATGATACAGATTTATTTCCAAAAGGTCATCCGCTTTCAAGTAAAAAATCAGAAAAACAGGAAAGCTATTCCGATTATCCGCAAGGTGCCACAAACAACGCAAAAAGAATGTTAGATTTTATTGACAAATACGGGCGTGATGTTGTAAGGGGTGGAACTAAAGTCGGTTTGGAGAGAGCAAATCAACTGTCAAAAAGAGAGCCTTTAAGTTTAGATACAGTAAAACGAACTTATAGTTTTTTATCGAGGCACAAAGACAATGCAATTATTGAAGAAGAATTTAGGGGCGAACCTTATAAAGACAGAGGATATGTCGCATATAATCTTTGGGGTGGTGCTGCAATGTTTAAATGGGCAAAAAAAATCTCTGAAAATGAATAATGGATTTAAAAAAGATCAAAGATAATTGGATAAATGAGTTTTCTAAACAACTTAAAAGAGGAGAACGTAAAGAGGTTAATAATACATTTAATTATTATTTAAAAGAATATCAAAAAGGAATTGATTTATTTTTAAGTCAAAACAAAACAACTGGATTTGATAATTTATTTTCTTTAGACTCTTTAACAAATATTTATATTACTACTTATATTAATATAGGTCTTAGATTTGCGAATTGGTACGCTAAAAACTTTGAAAAATTTATTACTAAAAATATAAACCCAAATGATTACAATGATATTTGGGAACAACAATTTGCGACATTAGGAACAAAAATTGCAGGTGAAAGAATTACTTTAGTGCAAGGGACTGCTAAAAAAACATTAACAACAACTTTAAAAAAGTTTATGTCAGACCCTGAGTTTATGTCTTTAAATGAACGTGAAGGGCAAAGAATTTTAAGAAATAGATTTAAACAAATATCTAAATTTCAAGCTCAACGAATAATAAGAACCGAGGCCACAAACGCCGCTAATTTTGCAACTTTACAATCAGCAACTGATATATTTGGAAAAGAACAAATGCAAAAAGAATGGATTTCAGCTTTAGATGAGAGAACGCGCTCGGCTCATGCTGCTGCTCATGGTCAAATAGTTGATTTTAATAAAAAATTTAATGTTGGCGGTGAAATGTTAAATCATCCGGGTGACCCCGCTGGTAGTGCTAAAAATGTTGTCAATTGTAGATGTACGACAGCACCGTTTCCAAAAGAGGTTCCAACGGTTAATGATAGTTATTCAATGCCTTTAGTTACAGGGGCAATAATAGCAAATGAGTTAGTTGAAAACGATAATTAATAAATTTAATATCTTTGTATTATGAATAAAATTATATATAAATCCTCTCCAATTGGAGAACTAATTGACGCAGACGAAAAAAGCGGAATGGTTAAAGGATACGGTTCAGTCTTTGGGAATATTGATTCCGATGGAGACGTAATAAATAAAGGCGCATATACTAAAACTATAAAAGAAAATGGTAAGCGTGTAAAATATTTATATCAGCACGACATGGATAAGCCACTTGGAAAAATGGTTGATCTTTATGAAGATGAAAAAGGTTTAATATTTGAAGCATCAATTCCTAAAACTCAATTAGGGATTGACGTTATTGAACTTATGAAAGCGGGTGTAATTACAGAAAATAGTGTTGGTATTTTACCAATCACAAAAGAAATAATTGGCGACAATAGACATATTAACGAAGTAAAACTCTTTGAAATCTCTGCGGTTACTTTGGCAGCAAATGACCAAGCAATGATTTTAGATGTTAAAGGAAACATTGACAAAGACAAAGTTTTAAAGCGTTATGATAAAATCGCTAAATTAATTCGTAAAGGAAATATCTCGGACGACTTAGGTTTTGCCTTAGAGGCTGAGATACTTAAACTTAAATCAATTTTTAATGATACAATCACTTTGCCGACTGATATTGAAGTCACAGAGCCGATGCAAGTAAAAAACGACGAAAGTGAAATATTTAATTATTTGTTTAATGTTCTAAAAAAATAAAATTATGGACGAAAATATCAAAAATCAACTTGACCAAATTGGTAACATAGTTGATAGTAAAATCGAGAAAGCGTTTAAATCCTCACAGGATAACGCTAAAGGAGAGATTGAAGAGTCGTTGAAAAGCGAAATTTCAAACTTAACTAATGAATATTTAGCTAAAAATGAAGAGGCTAACAAGAGAATGGACGCAATTGAAATGAACGCTAAAAAATCAGCGTCAAATGCGAAACCAATGAATTTAAAGACAGCTTTAAAAGATGCAATCGAGGGCGGTGCAATTGAAAACCTTAAAAAAGGTAACTCAAGAGCAGCCTCATTTGAAATCAAAGCTGATATGACTACTGGTGCTGACTTTACTGGCGAGGTAATTGCTGCAAGTCGTGTTCCTGGAATAAAATTTGACCCAGCATCACCTGTTCACGTTCGTGATATGGTGCCTGTTGGAACTACAAATTCAGATGTTGTACGTTATGTAACTGAATCAGCATACACTCAAGGAGCTGCGGCTACTGCTGAGGGTGCTGCTTTAGGACAGTCAGATTTTAATCTAACTGCATCAACTGCAAACGTTGAATTACTTGGAACATATTTAAGAATCTCTCGTCAAATGATGGAAGATACTGAGCAATTAACTTCTTACATTTCTGCAAGAATACCAAGCAAGTTAATGGCTGTTGAAGATGACCAAGTTCTTGGCGGAAATGGAGTTGCTCCAAATTTACATGGGCTTAGAAACACAGCGACAATTTGGTCAAATGCTGCTTCTGGTTATGCTGCGGGAGTTATTACAAATCCACAAAATTTTGATGTTTTAATTACGGCAAAAAACCAAGTGGAAAAAGCTAACTACAAAGCGACTAATATATTAATGCACCCGACAGATTTCAATAAATTGTTATCTACAAAAGACGGTGATTCAAGATATATTAAAGACCAAGTTTATCAGGGACTTGCCCCAAGTTTTGCAGGTATTCCAATTGTTACGAATACAAACATGGCAGAGGGTGAATTTATTCTTGGAGACTTTGCACAAGCTGCTCAATTATGGGTTCGTGAGAACGCAGGAGTTGAGTTCTTTGAGCAAGATTCAGATAATGTTCAAAAGAACTTTATCACTGTTAGAGTACAGGAAAGAGTTGCATTTGCAACGTATTTACCAAATGCGTTATGTAGAGGTACATTCTCAACTGTTATCGCTGCTTTATAAGAAAGTTAGCGTTTATAGTAAAAGAGGGGGTTTTATACCCCCTTTTTTTATGCCTTAAAGTTTTTTTTAAAATAAAGTATAAAATATTTTTGCTATATATAAAATATTTCTTATATTAGCATAAACAATTAAAAAAATAATTATGTATAAACCATTAGAAATTGAAATGATAAGAATTGCATTAAGAGCAGTTAAAAACAATATTGAAACAATTAGAGACCTTGAATTTTTAGACAGAATTGAAAAAAAATACGGTACAAAAAACCCCGTTGAAATAATATTAATGACTCAATGATAAATATAAAACAAAAAGCTAAAAATAAAATTTATTCTAATATTCTACATTTAGAGGTAAAAGTAAATCAATCATTTAAAAAAAGACATAATTCTTTATATAATAGCACATATGAACAAACTGTTTTAGCTATTTTATATAATATAAATGAACTCAAGGTTTGGAGAAAATTAAAAAAATTATCTGAATTATGATGTCATTAATTAGATCGTTTAACGATGTTGTTTATACAATAAAAAGAAAATATAAACTAAAAACAATTTTAATTATAATAGCATTAGCAATTTTATTTGATTTAATATTATTTGCAACTTGGATTGTTTTTGTTTGGTTTGATTTATCTTTTATTCATCCAATTAATATTGAAAATTTTAGAAATGGACGATAGAGATATAAAATATATTGTAAGGGTTTTTTTAATAATAGCACCTTTATTTTGGGCGTTTCGTATGGTCGTTAAATATGATGCAAATATTGACGCCATAATTATGATATTATTTTCTGCAATTATTTTCAAATACACGCCAAATGATTGACGACAAGATTGACATAAATAAAATTAATAGAACAATAACCAGCGCAGTTGTTTACGATCATAACGAGGATAACATTGAAATAAATGAATAATTATTTTAGAATACCAGACAGGGAATTAACGCCTCCCGATTATGATGACAAAGAATATCCTGTTTTAAATATTCAATTACATAATTGTATGACTTGCGGTGAAGTTTCGCAAGGTGAATTTTGTGACGATTTTTGTCATGAGTCATATTTATCATAAAGAATTTTCATTTGATTAGACCGTCTTAAAATATCATTAGGGCGGTTTTTTTTATCTTTACTAAATGGACTCTAATCATTTAGGATGTTTTGCGGAATATTTATTTGCGTCTGAATGTACTAAAAGAGGGTTTATTGTATCAATGCCAATATTAGATTCAAGCGTTTATGATTGTATAATCGACGTAAATGGAAGCCTTAAAAAAATTCAAATAAAATCAACTCAAAAAACTCCTTTAAAAAATAGAAAATCGGTTCAATTACCTTTAAGAAATTTAGATAATAAATATACAATTGATAAAATAGATTGGTTTTGTGTTTACTCAGAATATTTTGGTGGATTTTTTAATTTTCCTAATAGTGGTAATATGCAGTCAATAAGATTATCAACAACGGGAAAAAGTTCAATTTATTTTGATAACTTTGCATTTAATTAGGTTAACTAATTTTTTATTCTTTTAATTGTTTAAAAAGTGTCATCTCTCTTAGTGGCACTTTTTTTTTATCTTTGTTTAAAATATATACATCATGAAAATTATTATACTAAGTGACATTTTATTATCGACTGGAATAAAAAGAAAAGGAGATATTATAGACATTGACGATTTAAATGGTCAAGATTTAATTGACAAAGGAATTGGCAAAATTCAAAAAGAACAAAAAATAAAAAAAGAAACTAAGGAACTGAAAACGCCAAAGAAAAAAACTAAATAATGTATCAAATAAAAATTAATAGTACGACAGGATCCGAAATTATTTCAACTGCTGACGTTAAATCTTATGCAAGAATTGACACGACTGCGGACGATACTTTAATTGGTCAAATGATAACTCAGGCAAGAATTGTTTTAGAGAACTATATCTCAAGAGATATTGTTGCGAAAAATAGAACTTTTTACAGAAGTTATGTTGACGACAGATTTGAGGTTCCTTTTGCGCCAGTAACTACAATATCATCAATAACTGTTGAAAGTACAACGGCAGCACACACAGTGTATGGCTTAGACAAGTCGGTTATTGAATTGGATGAGTTGCCTGCAAAAGATATGGAAATGGTTTATATTACAACGGGCCTTTCTGATAGTGCTATTAAAGAGGCTTTATTGCAGTTTGTTACTACTTTATATGAAAACAGGGTTGATTTTATTGAAGGTAAAACAATTCAAAAAATACCAACTTCGTCAAAAGAATTATTGTCATCTTATAAGGCGTTATTTATATGAACATTGGAAAATTAGATACAAGGGTTTTAGTAAAACGTTTGACAAAAACGGCTGACACTTATGGAGGGTTTACATCAACTCAAGCAACTGCGTCCACTATTTGGGCGCATAAAAAAGATGCTAAAGGTGATTTTAAAACTGAAAATGGTAAGCGTAGTCGTTATGACGAAATTGAGTTAATCATTCGTAAAAAAACGGCTGACACAATTCAAGACACTGATCTTTTAAAATTAGAAAGTGAAGCGGGAACCTATCGAATTAATTCAATTGTTGATCCTGTTCAAAAGTATTTTACTAAAATTATAGCAACAAAGATTAAATAATGGAATTTGATAAAAGACAATTAAATCAATTAACTCGTAAATTAAACCAATTAAAGGTTATTGATAAAAGCGGTGTGCCTCAAGAATTAAATAAAGCGGGAATGATTGCTGTAAGAAGTATGAAAAAAATTGCTCCAATTGATACGGGTAATCTAAGAAAAAATATTTCAAGTCAAATGCTTTCAAAAAAAACTGTTTCTATTGATTCAAAAGCACCTTATTCTGGTTTTGTTGAATTTGGAACAAGATTTCAAAAACCACAAGGGTATTTTTATACTTCAATTAGACGAGTTGTTAAATTATTAATTATTAATATAGAAAATAGAATTAAAAAAGCATTAAAATGATTGAGGCATTACAATTTATACGAAAAGCAATTATAACACGCTTAACGGGTCAAATTACCGCTGGGGGTGGAACAGTGCCAATTTATAATAGAGTGCCATCAAATGCAACCGAACCCTTTATAAAAGTATATTCAATTTCTAATGATGAGGTTGACCAAAATCAAACTTCATTTACAATGGATTGCGTTACAGGAATTGAAGTTGTTACAAGTTTTGACGCAGATGACGGGGGTGAATTACAGTCAAATCAAATTGTTAGTTCTGTTTTAAATTTAGTGAGAACCCGTTCGGCTGGTTATTATGATTTATCGTCAGACGGTTTCAATGTTTATACTTGCACAAATGAAGGAATTAACTATATTGAAGAGGACGCAGAAGATAAAACATATTTTAGGGCGGTAATTCAAATATCTAATCGAGTACAAAAAACATAAAATTATGGCATATATAAGTGAACATATATCTTGGACTGAAGCAATAAGATCAAATACAGCTAAAAAACATGAGATTGAAAATATACCAAATCAATCGCAAATAGTAAACATGAAATCTATTGCTAAAAACATTTTTGAGCCTTTAAGGACTTGGGCAAATGAACCTATAAGAATTAACAGTTTTTTTAGATCGCCCGAACTTTGTATAAAAATAAAATCAAAACCAACCAGCCAACACACTAAAGGTCAAGCACTTGACATTGATGCAATGGGTGAAAAAACAAATGGCGAATTGTTTGAATATATAAAAGAAAATTTAAATTTCGATCAATTAATTTGGGAACATGGCGACAACGAAAATCCTGATTGGATTCATGTAAGTTATGTTGACAATGTTAATAATAGAAATCGTATTTTAAGAGCAGTTAAAAAAGGTAAAAAAACAACGTACGAATATTATGTTTAAAGTTCTTTTAGGTTTATTAAAAGGAGGTGGCGGTGATGGCCAAAAATCTGGTGCTGGAAATTTAGCTTGGCAAATAAGAGAGGCTATAAAAGGCAAAGAGTTAGACCCTACTCAAATAATAGAATTACAAACAAAGATTAATGAGGTTGAGGCTCAACATAGAAATGTTTTTGTTGCAGGTTGGAGACCTTTTATTGGTTGGGTTTGTGGTGTTGCTTTAGCTTATAATTTTGTAATTAGAGATTTATTAATTTGGGCGGTTGATACTGCCGAAGTACCTCCAGCTTTACAAATGGAACATTTAATGACTGTGTTGCTTGGAATGTTAGGACTTGGAGGACTAAGAACATTTGAAAAAGTAAAAGACAAGGTAAAATAAAAAATATTATGGAAGAATTAAACGAAGAAACAAAATTTCAAATAAGTATAAAAACATTAATAGCCATAGGAGTAGCATTATCAACATTAATAGCTTTTTATTATTCGATTCAATCAGAAATTGAAGAGGCAAAACTTTTGCCCGAACCTGAAATTTCACGAATGGAGTATGATATGAAAGACGAAATGATTAGAAATTCAATTTTAAATACTGAGGACAAAGTAAATTCTAACGGCGATAAACTTGACAAAATAGAGGAACGTTTATATAAAATAAAAACAAAAGATGACTAAAGTAAAAAGTTTTTTTTTAATTATAATTACTGTTTTAATAACTGGATTTTTTAGTTCATTTGATACAATACAATCAAATGTAAAATTATTACAGATTAATGCTCAATGGAATAGAAAAAATGACATTAATTTAGATCATTTGCCAACCTTTCATAATAATATAAAAATTAAAAAAGAGTTTGCATTGTTAGAAAGCCAAACGCCTAAAATTAAAGAAAGCATAAAAGCTGTGCCAGTAATTATTTTAATAGTTGACGGTAAACAAAAATATCAATGGACTGCGGACTTGTCATTTCGTTTAAATATTACAAAAGAACAAGTTAAAAGCGTAATATCTAAATTACTTCCATAATAAAAAATGGCTAAAAAAATTATAAATATCTTTGTAGAGAAAAAAAGAACCAAACGAAAGGGAGTTCATTCAAAAAATGCAAGTAGGGGACAGACAGGTTGGAAAAAAAAATCGGTTGGTCAAGGTAAAAAAAGGTAATAATTAAAAAAAATATAAATGTCAAACGATTTATTTTATTCAGGAAATTATCAAAAGGCGGCTTTTGGTGAATTTGGATTGCGAATTATAACAAACGGAAATACTTCGGTTGTTGGTGAAAAATTTAACGCAATTCAAGTGATTGACGATTGCAATATTTCATGCACTAACGGGACAACTGGGGGCGATACAACAATTACAAATTTAGAGCTTGTTGTTGGTCAAATTATATATGGCACTTTTTCAGCTATAACAGTAAATTCAGGTTCAATCATTGGTTATATTGAATAATGTTAGGACTGGGGCAAACATTGGCAAAGTCAGCAAATATGATATGGTTGGCGATTCAAGATAAATGGGCGGCATTAAATAAAAATTTTAATTCACTAAATGCCAACTGGGACGATATTTAGTCCAAAAAAAAATTAGTAAATTTGTACATATAAAATCAAAGTAAATGGGGACAACATTAACAGGAACAAAAGTAAAAGATACTTATAAAAGTTTAGTAAAATTAACCGATAACGCTGAAGCAAGTGCAACGGGAAAACAGTTAAGCGATGGAAATGGAAACGACTTAGGCGTTTTTGTTGATACAGATGGAGTTGTTGGAATAGGGGCGGCAGCTGTTGTCTCGTTAGATGTTTCCTCAAAAACTGATGCAATTAGATTACCAAATGGAACGACAGCTCAAAGGGTTACAGGGACAGCGGGTCAAATAAGATATAACACAACAACAAATCAAATTGAGGGTTACGTTGCAGGGTCAACAAATGCTTTTGTCGATTTGGGTCAAACTGCTGGAGGTGGTGGCGATATAACCGCAGTGACCGCGGGTGATGGATTAACTGGGGGTGGTTCAAGTGGAGACGTAACCCTTGCGGTTGGCGTTGACGATTCAACAATTGAAATAAACTCTGACGCTTTAAGAATTAAAGACTCAGGGGTTACAAATGCAAAAACTAATTTTTCAGGCGGTGCAATAACAATTGGCGGAAATGGTTCGAGTGGTGGTGTTACTGTAAATGACGGGTCAATACAAATGAGAACGGGGACAGGAAGTGTTGCCGAAATAAGAATGTATTGCGAAAGCTCAAACGCCCATTTCCAAACCCTAAAAGCTGCACCCCATGCCTCGGCCAGTAGTGCGGTTTTAGTATTACCAACAAACTCAGGAAATTTAGTTGGTACGGGTGACGCTGATAGTGTCACATTTGCCATGTTAGAAAATAGATATACCGCAAAAGTTGATATCACAACATATACGGGGGCGGTTTCAATAGATTGGGCAACTGGCACAACTTTTAAAATGGGTAGTTCTTTGACGGGGAATATTGAGTTTGATTTTACTAATTTTAAACAAGGTCAAGTTGTTACATTTTATAATTTAACGGGAAGTCATACAATAACTTTTGATTCTGACGCTGGGACAAGTGAAACTTTTAATAAAGTAGGAGGTGTTGATTATGACGGAAGTACAACCAATATGATACAAGTTGAATGTATTGACGACTCGGCAAATGCAATATTTAACTACCAAGTTGCAACCTATGCAAGTGATACAACACCAAGTTAATAAATAAAAATTAATATATGAAAGCACTAACACAAAATGACGGAACAATAAAAACGTATAATTTAACTCCAAAAAGTTGGGGGAATGTAATCGGTGGTTTTGATTTACTTACCGATAGTCAACTTGAAAGCTACGGTTTTTATAATATTGAAGATATTAAAACTACTCATTCAGATTTTGATGACAGAATACATAATATTGGTGCTTTAAGTTTTGATTCAGATAATAACGTTTATAAATATGCAAAAGAAGACAAAGAATTTAGTCAAACAATTGCAGAATTAAAAACTCAAAAGATAAATAATTTAAATCATATTTATCATAGCGAATTATCAAAAACTGATTGGATAGTAACTAAACATTTGGAACTTGGACAAAGTGTACCACAAGACACATTGGATGCAAGAGCAGCGTTAAGAACAGAATGTAACAACCACGAAAGTTCTATAAATTCTAAAACAACTAAAAATGCAGTAGTTACTTATGATTTACCAAGCTTAAGATAATGGGTATTAATAAAAAATTATTTACAGGAGGCGCTCCAGCAACTTTAGGGAATGATTTTACTGTGAAAAAATATACTGGTAATGGAGGCACTCAAAATATTACAACAGGTTTTAATCCTGTTTTAACAATATTTAGGGCTTTAAACAATGATGGGCCTTGGGCTGTTTATGATGATGTTAGAGGGGGATTAACATATTTAAGAACCGATTCACAAGCTGCAGACGCTACAAGCACAGAGTATGGTGTAACTTCTTTTACTACAAGCTCAACAAGTATAACTGTAAAAGATGATACTAATGGAGGATTTAACATAAATGGTGCGTCAGGTGGTTTATATGCAGGAAACCCAGCAGACTATATTCTTTATGCTTGGAAAGCATCTGATGCTTTTAGTCATTCAGCAAGCGGAAGTCAAATAGCAAGTAGTGGAAAATCAAATCAGGTAGCAGGGTTTTCAATAGTTTCATATACTGGTAATGGTTCGGCAGGGGCTACAATTGCTCATAATCTTGGGGCATCTCCTGAATTAGTTCTTTGTAAAAGCAGAGATAGTGTTGTAGACTGGAATGTGTTTAGTTCAGTTTTATCAACAAATTATATGATGAAATTAAATACTACTGGAGTGGCTTTTGATGGATCGTCAGGAACTAATGGAGGTGCGTTTACTGTTTCAAGTAGTTTGCTCACAGTTGTAGGTGGTTCTTCTACTCAAAATAACAATAATAAAAGTGGTGATGATTTTATTGCTTATTGTTTTAGATCAATAGCAGGATTTTCTAAAATCGGCTCTTATACAGGGAATAGTGATTCAGGTGCTGCGGTGGTTTCGTTAGATTTTACGCCTGATTTTGTTATGATAAAAAACACTACAAGCGCAGGAAGTAACTGGGCAATTTATGATACAGTAAGAAGCACATCAAACAATAGAGATAAGATAATTGCTTTTGATTTAGCTGAAGATGAATCTACAACAGGCGGAAATTGGATTCAAATTAATACAAATGAATTTAGAACAAGCACAGGCTCAGGAACAGGAACAAATAAACAAGGTGATACATTTTTATACTGGGCTATCAAAATTAATTAATGATGGAAGATATAAAAACATTTAGCATTATGGGAACTGGTTTAATAATAAGCGTATTGGATATAATACCAATATTACAAGCAGGGGCGTTAATCATTTCAATTATATATGGAATAATACAAATAAAACAAAAATTATGAACAAAAAAGAAATTTTACATTATGCAGGTGCTGCAATGATTTTTGCAATGGTAATATTTTTATTACTTTATTTAGCAAATTATCAAATTCCAAATGCTAATAAAGATATATTTGTTAGTATTATAGGTATGATTGTTGGGTCTTTGTCGGTTGTTATTTATGCAATTATTGGACGTAATCCAGACGAGGTTGCAAGTTTACAACAAAAAAACGAAAGTTTGAAAATGAAAGTTGACGAGCTTGTTAAGCAAAAAGATGCTTACGAAAATCAAATAATTACTTTACAAGAAAATATTATTGATAAATTAAGTTTGGCGGGTGCAACTGCTTTTGATACCATTTTTTCATTAAAATCAAATGATTGCGAAAAAGATGATTGTAATGGTTGACAATAAAACAAAATGCGTATTTATTTAATAATTATTTTTTTTTCTTTATTTCGTGTTTTAGCTGGATGCAGTAATTTAAAAATGGTTACATATAATAAACCAATGACAAATGCTGAGCTTGTTCATTATATTAGATTAATAGAACATAAAAAATTAATTTCTTTTGAAAATTATTTATATAGATATGGTAGAACCAACCATTTTAATTTTTATTATAATCAGCCTTTTTATAGCGGTTGGAATTTTAAAAATTATAATAGGCTTAAAACTGTAAATTTTAACAATATAACACAACCAAAAACAGGCACAACAGGAAACACTTTAACAACTCCAAGTGTTTTACCTCCTATTTTAAACGGTAATATTAAAACAAAACAATAAATTTTAATTTGTATATTTGTATAATATTTAATAATTAATAATCTAAAAAAATAAAATATGGCTACAACTGGCGTATTCAATGGAACTAACTTAATCTTAAAAGTTGAAGGCAACGCACTTGGTCACACAACTTCATGTTCATTATCATTATCAAACGATTTGCCTGAGGCAACTTCAAAAGATTCGTCAGGATTTCAGGAAGTTATTGCGGGAGTTATAAGCGGGGAAATTTCTTTTGATGGACTTGTTAAATATGACGACTCAAGCAATGCCATTGAAATGGCTGACTTTGTACTTGCAAGAACTCAAATAACTTGTGTTTTTGGAACTATTGCATCTGGTGACGCTGTTTATACAGCTGAGGGCTTTCTAAGTAGTGTTGAAATGAGTGCTGAAATGGAATCACCTGTTACTTACAGCGGTTCAATAACATTAACAGGTTCAATCGTAAAATCAACTAACTAATAGTTAGATAAATTTTAAAATAATGGCAAACAAAAAACGAGGGTATTATACCCTAAAGCTCGGTGGTAAAAATCGTACATTACATTTTTCTATGAATTTTTGGGCGAACTTTACCGACTTATTAAATGTGCCACTTGACAAAATTGGAGAAATTTTTGAGGGTGGCATTTCTATATCTGCAATTCGTGCATTGGTTTATTCAGGTTTATTGGCATATGACCAAGAAGAAAACAATGAGGTTGATTATAACGAATTTAAAGTTGGATCATGGCTTGAAGATGTTACGCAAACAGATTTGGAAAAAATGATTAATTCAATGATGGAAAGTCGTATTTTAGGAAACGACTTAAATATGGGTATTGAACGAAATCCAAAAAAAGTTGCGAACCCTGAGGGAAAGCAATCACCGACTCAGTAAGTTGGGACGATATTTTAGATTATTATATTGGACAAGTCGGTATAAGCCCCAACGAATTTTGGAAAAATACTTTTAAAGAGAATCAATTGCTTGGAGAGTCTCATACTATTAAAATAAATTTACAATGGGAGCAAACAAGATATTTATCGGCAATGATTTATAATGTAAATTGCACAAAAAAAAGTCAAATGTTAAAACCAATGTCTCTTTTTCCTTTGCCTCAAGATAAGTTAATAAAAACAGGGTTGCCAAAATCTACTCGAGAGCAATACGAAAAATTTAAAAAATTAGCAATTGAATCAGGCGTTGAAATTTAACGCTTTTTTTTTTAGTATTTTTGTACTATGGCAGATCAAAAATTAAATGTAATATTAGGCGTTGATTCAAGTAAGTTTAACGCCAATCTCGGAAAAGCACAAGGCAAACTTAAAGCCTTTGGCTCAAAATTAAAATCAGTAGGCTCAACCCTTTCAACTCGCTTATCTTTGCCTTTAGCACTTGCAGGGGGTGCGGCTATAAAAATGGCATCAGATTTTGAAGAGTCAATGAATAAGGTTGACGTAGCTTTTAAAACATCGTCACACATTGTAAAACAATTTGCAGAAACAACCTTAGAAACTTTTGGAATTGCTGAGGGAACTGCTTTAGATATGGCGGCATTATTTGGAGATATGGCGACTTCGATGGGTTTGTCAGTTGATAAAGCTGCTGATATGTCAACGGCTTTAGTAGGTTTAGCGGGTGACTTAGCCTCTTTTAAGAACATGAATATAGAAGAGGTAACAACTGCATTAAATGGCGTGTTTACTGGTGAAACTGAGTCTTTAAAAAGACTTGGAATTGTAATGACTGAAATTAACTTAAAACAATTTGCACAAGAGCAGGGTATAAAAAAGAATATCAAAGCAATGACACAAGCTGAAAAAGTAAATCTACGATTTCAGTTTGTTTTAAAAAACACCGCTAACGCTCAGGGTGATTTTTCAAGAACTTCGGGAGGTGCTGCAAATCAAATGCGTATATTTCAAGAAACAATGAAAGAGCTTGGGGCAACTTTTGGTCAAGTTATTTTGCCAACATTTACAAAAATTGTTAAAAAAGCAAACGATATTTTAAAGTCTTTTAAAAATTTAGACAACGACACAAAAACATTAATTGTTCAGATTGCTGCCTTTGCTGCTATATTACCCCCGTTAATTTTTGCTTTTGGTCAAATTTCAATTGGATTAGGGTCAGTTATTGCAGGTTTTAAAACTTTAGCAATTGCAATGACTGCAACTCCTGTTGGATTAATGGCAACAGCTTTATCAGCTTTAGCAATTGGCTTTATTGAATTGATTCACAAAATGCAACCCGCTGTTGGTAGATTCCAAACATTTATTAATATTATTAAATCAGGTGGAAATCCTATAAGATTCAATCAATTACAAATTGAATCAATGGCTGAAAATATTGCTTTAGAAACTAAAGCGGCTGAAAAATCAATACAAGCAAATAAAGATTTCCAAAAAACAATGTTAGGTATTGCACAAAGTGCAAAAAATGCAAATAATAAAGTCAGTCAATTAGCAAAAGTTGAAACGGTTAGTATATTACCTAAAGATTTAACTGATTTAACTGCTATTGAAACGGGTATGTCAAAAATAAAATCTATATTTTCAAAAAATGATGTTGGAACAGGTGAATTAACAGGAGATACAACGGGTATATCTAATTTAACAAATAGTTTAATGATGGCAAAAGAACAAATTGACCCTATTATGTTAGATATAAGCGACACAGTTGTCAATGGATTTTCAAACATTGTTATGGGTATAGCATCTGGTTCAATGTCGCTTGGTGATGTAGCTGGTGGATTAATTGGAATGATTGCTGATATTGCGATACAATTAGGAAAAGCTGCGATAAAAATTGGTGTTGGAATGTTAGCTGTAAAAATGGCTTTTACAAATCCTTTGGCAGCGTTAGCAGCTGGAGCAGCTTTAGTTGCAATAGGGAGTATTATGAAAGGAATTGCAGGTTCATTTAGCGGAGGCGGTGGCGGAGGTGTTCCAGCCTTTGCAAATGGTGGAATTGTTTCAGGGCCAACGCTTGGACTCATGGGCGAATATTCGGGCGCGAAATCTAATCCTGAGGTAATTGCCCCGCTAAATAAATTACAAGGAATGATCGGTCAAAAACAAACAAATGTAAATGTTGGCGGGAATTTTAGAATACAAGGTCAGGACTTAGTTTTAGCCTTACAAAAAGCAGATAAGCAACGAAATAGAATTATATAATGGCATATGGTATTAAATTTGAATTGTTTTTTTCTGACAAAAACAACAGACGACTTAAAGTTGAAATTTTACAAAAAGACTTTACAGGAACAGGTCTTAAATGGGAAGATATATCAACAAATTTTGAAGCAACTGAGAATTTATGGAATGACCAAACGGAGTCAATAACGGGGTTAATAGGAACCGAGGAACCTGTCAAAATAGAGTGGGACGGTGACGATGACATATATTCGCCAATCATTGGTTCTCGTTGTATTTTAAATTTATACGTTACCGACACCACAAGTTATGACGAATTTTATACAGCTGATGAGAGAGAATATATTGTAAAAGTTTTATATTATACGCCCAGCGGTTCAAATTGGGAAAACACCGAACCACAGTGGGAGCAGTTTGACCAAGTATATGAGGCTGGTTTTGGTGAGGATATTTTTTATCAACCAATGTGGGTTGGGTTTTTAGTTGTTGACCGTTTTCAGGAACAAGTTCTTTCTAAGCCCTATCCAATAACTTTAGAAGCTATTGACGGGTTGGGTACTTTAGAAGGTTTTGAAACTCCTTTTGATGCTTCGGACACAAACGCAACTCAGAGTTTATTTTTCTCTATAAAAGAAATATTAAAATTAACGGGGCATGAACATCAAATTTATATTGCAAATGACACACGTAAAGTAGGCGGAGCAACTAACGACACTATTTTTCATGATATTTCAGTTAGTAAGTACGCTTTTATGAATCAAAATTTGATATTTAAAAACGCTAAGGAAACTTTAGTTTCTATATTAAAGGCAACAAATTCAAGAATATTCCATTCATACGGGCGCTGGTATATTGTAAATAACTCTTCTTTAATAGACAATAGAGTAAACCAGTTAACAATTGCTCCATCAGGAGACGATACTGCTATCGAACCTGCAACACCTGTCGACCCAACTGAAGTAATTTCAACACCAGTTATGACAATACAAGGCAAGGCAAGTGTTGAGGAGGGGACAATGTTTTCATTTTTTGGTCAAATTACTAACAATAGTGGGTCAGCCCCTACGTCTTTTACTTGGACTTTGCCTGATGGGTCAACACAAAGCGGAACAGGGCCACTTCCACAAATACAATTTTTAGCAACTCTTTCAATGAATGGTCAAACAATTGCTTTAAGTGTTTTAAATTCAGCAGGAACAGGAACTGTGACAAATTCTCCTTTGACGCTGGGTGTAACTTCACCGTCAACACCAACTGGCGGAGATGTTGGTGGACATATTCAAATTATAGCCAATACAGATAATTTAACTAATTCTACAGTTAGTCCACAATTTCAATTGCAAAATTTTTTAGCGGGTGAAGTAGGAAATTCTTATTCAATGGATTTTTTAGTAACGCCAAACGCAGCTTATTCATTAGGCTCTATAAATGACATAACGGTTTCAGGTCTTAGCGGAACGGTTACAAAAACTCTTTCGGGTTCTAATATTAACATAAATATAACAGGCACTTTGCCGAGTCAAGGTTTTATTGAAACTATGACAATAATTGGTGGAGTTGATAATACTTTATTTTATATTTTTAAATTAAACGTTGTAAATAATTCAACAAATACGCAAATCTTTGCTGAAAATTCGCCTTCTGTCGCTACAAGTTTAACATTTGAAAAACAATTAGTCATTGGGACTGTTTTTGATACAAAAATTAGAGTTGTTGCAGATGCTAATTTTGTTTTTCCAAGTATAGATAAAATTGACGCAACTTTGACAACTGGTTCAAAAGTAAAGCGGGTAACAAGTTTAGTTAAAGCGGAAAATTCTATTAGTGGACGAGACGAAATAATTGTTATTGCTGAACCTATATCGTTTAATGATTTATTACAAGGCGGGTCAACAATTGAGGATATTTTAACAATAACGGGAGGGCCAATAAATAACGTTTTTGCTACAAGTTTAGATATTACCGAAACAGACCCGACTAATATTGGCACGATTACCGTACCGAACACAACGGGATATTTACGACTTATTGATATTTTAGGCGTGGGAACGGGAATTAATAATGCTTTTGCAAACGGTTTAATTGCAATTTCTATTGAAAACGCTAAACGACATCATAATAATATTAGCGACACACCTTTCGGAAATGTTTTATACCCTTTTATTGAAGTTGTAAATCAAAACACAATTGTTTCAAAAGATTGTTCAATTCAAAGTGTTTCTGGTAGTGGTGGAAAATCTTGTGCTTTTATTTTAGACGGTTCGGGAGATAGTAGAAATATACATATTAAATATAATAAGATAGAGGAATTTACTGTTAGAGGACGTTTCACAGCTGACATTGTAATTAGGTCAGGAGTAAGTGGAACATTATTAGCAAAAATTCCCTTTCAACAATTTATAGGAACAACAACTTCAGCACCTTAAAACATTAAATTATGGCATCAATACAAACGCAACAATCTAACTTACTCGCAAATAACAAAGAACAAATCACTTATAAAGTTTTTGACTCTGAAGGAACATATTTAAGAACCGAAGATGAAAACATTTTAATTAACACACCTTTAGAATTACAAGGCGTTAATTCTGATTTAATTATTGAAAGGGAACGCCCACTAAAAAAAGTTGAATTTCAAACTGAGTTAGAACCTTTAAATTTTAAAAATGAAAATGCTAATTTTATTAATGGAGATTCAAAATTTATTATAGCAACACCACAAGCGGGAAAAACGAGTGACGTTAGAAGTGACGCAAGTGAAACTGTTGACGCTTTAACGGGTGGTAAATACTTTTTTTCTCAAGATGATGCAACAAGTGTGTCAGGTTTTGTCGATCCTTTAATTTCAATTGATAAACAACATAATACTATTTCACAAGGAAAAAAATTAAAAGTTGGTTTTAATTATCATATTAAAACTACTGATGATACTGAAAAATATATTTTTAAAGTTGAGGCAGGTTTGGATGAGTCTTACAGTTCGGGAACAGATTTAAAAAGGTATGCTTTTCAAGATAAACAATGGAAAGATGCTGGGTCAGTTACTGGATTAAATAGATACAGAACTGTTAACACTGAAACAGTTAACAATTGGGGAAAAGTACAATTTGAGATAGAGCCATATGATTCGGCAAGCGTATCAACTGATGTATTTGTTAATATAACTATTAACAGACCTTTTTTGTCAGGGGGTGGAACCGGTAATTTTCAAGCTATTTACATTGACAATTTTTACATTGCAGAGACTAACGATATTGATAGTGATTTGCTAATTTCAAGACGAAAACAAGTTCCCGCAAACGGAAATTTTTCAGGCGAGTATTTAAATGAGGATAATACTATTTCAAACGCTGCAAAAACAACGGATTATTTTATTGGAAAGTATGACGGAACTTTTAAAAGGCTAAGAGATAGCACCGCAAAGAGTATGGAGCAAATTGTTACAATTGAACAAATGAATGATTATAGAAATTTTTTAACTCGTTATACTGGTACATTTTGCAATAAATCTACAAAACATATTGGATTACATAATAAAGTACATATTGATTTTGGCGGTGAAACTTATCAAGACCCCGTTTCATGTTATATTGACGGTATGACTTATGATGTAAAAGCTGCTTATTATGATATGCGTTTACATATGCCAAACCAAGATAATGACGTTGATACAACTTTTGTAAACATATTTGACTAACAATTTTTTAAATTTTAACGATAGCTTTTTGTTTGCTGCCCTCTACTAACCATTTATGGCGTAGGGGGTTTATAAATAATATAAAATATTTTTTTGGTTATATAAAATATTCTTTATATATTAGCTTTGTAAACAATTAAAAACAATTATATGACTATATATATTAATCACGAGGAACAAAATATTATTTATTGGACACTTGTTGAAAAAATAAAAAAAGAATGTAATATTGAAAGACTTTCACAAATTTCTGTTGGACAAGCTATTGCATACAAAAAAGAACTGGAAATCATTGACAGATTTAAAAAACCAGTATATGATAAATTAATAAATAACATACATGAATTTTAAATTACGATTAGAGTCTGAATTAAGGAGACTTAATTTAACAAAACGAGAAGTTTTCGAACATTTAGAAATGACACGCCCAACGTTTGATTCACGAATAAAAAATCCAAATACTTTTTCAGTTGGGGAAATAAAAAAACTTAATCAATTAAAAATAAATTTAAACTATTAAAACTAAAACAATGAAAATAATAATAATACCAATTGGAAACGATGACCAAGAATATTTTAAAGACCTATTTGACCACCAACAAAAAATTATAAATTTTAATTATGAAAATCATAAAATAATTCCACAAAAAGGTGATATTATGATTAGTGATAGAGATATTACAAATGATGAATATTATTTTAAAGTACAATCAAGAAATTATATTTGGGATAAACACGTCGGTGAACCAAATACAATATATTTAAACGTAAAAAGACTTTATGGTCCTGAACAACAATAAACTAAAACAATTAAAAAAATGAAATCAGTAAACATAAAAGGTTCGCAGTATATTACTGTGAATGAAAGACTAAAATATTTTTGTAACAATTCTAAATATAATAACTTTCGTATTAATGAGGAACTTATTGAATTAAATGAAAATGAGGGTGTTTTTAAAGTTACAATATTTAATGAGCAAGGCGAACCAGTGGTTTCGGCTCATGCACAAGAATATAGAGACAATTCATATATCAATAAAACTTCGTTTTTAGAAAATGGTTTTACTTCGGCTTTAGGTCGAGCGCTTGGTTATTTAGGAATTGGAATTGACACAGCAATTGCCTCAGCTGATGAGGTTAAAACTGCAATAAACAACCAAGATGACAATAAAAAATGGTTGTCTGAGGAGCAACTTAATGCAACCCTCAGCGGAACAAAAGAACAAGCGGTCAAAGTATTCGCCACTTATAAAATGAAAAAAGAATACAAAACTAAAATTCAAAATAAATTTAATATATAATTATGGCAGAAAAAATTTATCCAAAAGGAATCATGTTTTTTAAAGCGAGAGAGGGTGCGCCCGATTTTGTAAAAGGAACAATGATTGTAACACCGAAACAATTTGTAGAATGGGCAAAAACAATGTCTGAACATTTTAGCGAATATAACGGTGACAAACAATTAAAGTTTGATTTATTAGACGGTAATAACGGCATTTATGCTGCGTTAAATACATTCAAACCAAATCAAAATCAAAATCAAAATCAAAGTCAAAACACAGGATCATCAACAAATTCTGATAATGACGATGATTTACCGTTTTAACAACTAATAAAAGGGAGTAATTTATTTATTATTTTTCATTTTAATTTTTTCATAAGCACTCACCTGAATAGATTATTCCCTTTTTAAATTTTACAATTATGGCAAACAAAAAAACAATAAAAAAAACAATTGATAAATTAACTCAAGATGAGTTAAATTGGCTTTATACTCATATAGAAGTTTTAAAGGAAACCGTTGCAAAACAGTATAATACTATTGTTTTGTTAAAAGGCCAAATTGAAAACCAACAAGACGAAATATATAAAATGAAAAGTTTTTTAGGTTGGCACAAACATCATGAGGCATGAAATTAGTAACTACAAAGGTTGAGACTAATGAAGCATATCATAAAAATGATATAATTTCGGCGAGTGGATTAAAAAAAATCTACGAATTAAAAGGTGATATAAAACAATATTTAGAAATTAAAAAAATACCATATGAACAAAATACAAATTTTATTATTGGCAGTGCTGTGCATTGTTTGTGTCTTGAGGGTCGTTCCGAATTTGACAAACAATATTTATCAATTACGCAAAAAGTTGATGGACGAACTAAAGAAGGCAAACAAGCAATGGAAAACTATAAAAAAATGGGTGGCGAAAGACACATATTCACATATGCAGAACACAGATTAATTGAAAATATTTATACAAATTATAGATCAAATAAATTAGCAGTTAATTATTGCACTGGAGAGGTTGAGCTTTCGCATTATGTTGAACATGATAATATAATTGTTAAAGTTCGGCCTGATTGTAAAAATATAGAACAACAATTTATTTCAGATATAAAAACATCAAAATCGGCAACTGACACAGATATACAAAAAGAAATTAAATGGAGACATTATGATTTACAAGCTGCATTTTATTGTGATGTTTTAAATTTTCCTCCTGAGAATTTTAGATTTATTTTTATGCAAAAGTCAGCTCCTTATTTTATTGAAATTGTAGGACTAACAGATGAGACAATTGAAAGGGGACGCAATAAATATAATGCAGCATTGCAACAATGGAAATTATATCAACAAACAAAAGAATTTCCAAAGTCATGGAATTATGACCAATTATCAAAATGTAAAAGATTTTAAAATATTAACGATGCTAAAACAAATAAAAAAATTAGTTGAAAATTATTATAATATTCAAGATATTTCTGTTAAAAACAGGAGGCCAAAATTTGTTGAGGCGAGAGTTGTATATTCAATTATAGTTAGGCAAAATTCTAATTATACATTAAGCGAAATTGGAAATTTAATTAATAGAGATCACAGTTCAATATGTCATTATAATGAAAAAATTTATGACTCTTGGATCAGTTTTCCAAAATTTAATATTGACAAATTACAGTCAATTCAAATAATTTATAATAATTTTATAGAACAAAACAGTCAACCAGCTGAATTTTACAACATAGCTATTGACAATAAAAGTTCTAATGAAAAAAAATCCTTATCAAAAATATTTAGGCAAAGAAGATATTTTGCAAAGTAGTGTAATGAATTATTTAAAATTAAATTATCCTAACGTTTTTGCAATTCATGTCCCAAATGAAGGTAAAAGATCGCCATTTGAACGTTATAAATTTAAATATTTAGGTGGTATTTCAGGAGTTCCCGATTTATTAATATTTGCACAAAATAAAAAATACTGCGGTTTAGCGATCGAATTAAAGGTCGGGTATAACAAACCCACAGAAAGTCAACAAAGTTGCTTAGAGAGTCTTAAAAAGGCAAACTGGGACGCTTTATGGTCAAATGATCTTGAGAAAACAATAAAAATTATAAATAATTATTTTAATAATATAGAAAATGAATTATAGAAATGTTTATTGGAATGACGGTCGTCAGCGAATAAGATGGACGACAAACACGACTTTTGAGAATCACCATAATTACCAATATATTGGAGCAATGACAAGGGCTGAATTTGATTTATTGCTTGAGGTATTAGTTGAATATTTTGGAGATGATGAAATTACAATGGATCAATTTATTAGAGTTTTTAACGATTTAAGACATTTTTGTGATAAAATAAAAGGACTTTTAGAAGAGCAATAAAAGAATATAAGTAAACAATGAATAAAAGCTATTATGCTATAATACCAGCAAATGTCAGGTATAATGATAATCTGACCCCAAATGCCAAATTATTATATGGCGAAATTACCGCCTTATGTAATGAAAAAGGTTTTTGTTGGGCTTCCAATGCTTATTTTTCACAGCTTTATAAAGTAGATAAAAGAACAATTACTCGTTGGATTTCACAGTTAGAAAATAACAAACATATAAATTGCAAATTAATTTATAAAAAAGATAGTAAGGAAGTTGAAAAACGAATGATTAAAATTGTCCCTACGGCACTGAATAAATTATCACCACCCCATGACAAAATTGTCGAGGATAATATATATAGTACTATAAATAATAATACAAATAATAATAGTCTAACATCGAAAAACGTAAAATCTGAGAAAGATTTTCCGCCTTTAATTTTAGATTCATATAATCATATTGTTAAATTATTTCCAAAACAAACACAGCCAAAAACAAAAACTGAAAAATTAAAATGGTTATCTGAGTTAGATAAATTACAAAGATTAGACGGTTACAATCCAAGACAAATATATCTTATATGTTCAAAAGTTAGAAACGATAATTTTTGGTCACAAAACTTTTTATCAATCACAAAACTTAGACAAAAAAACAAAGACGGTGTAAAATATATACAGTCATTTGAGTATAGATTCGCTAAAGATTTAAAACAATTAAAATTATGAACAAACAAGTTGCAAAAGAATTAAAAGAATTTGTTAATACTGTTAAAAATAGATATTCAAAAACTGATAGGGAAGGTAATTATCAAAATGAAACATTTAAAATAAAAGAAGTCATTCCAACTTCTGACCATACCGCAACTGTAATTTTTGAAAAAGATTCAAATAAATTAGCTTGTTTTTTCTTTTATTATATAAATTTAGGAATATCAAAAGGGTGGAAGTATTTTGTCCCAACCGATTCGCATATTACAGGAATGAGGGCTTTTGAATACTATAAATTACAAACCGAAAGGTTTAATTACAAACATAATTTTTAAAAAAACAAAAATGCTTAAACAATTAGAGACTATAAATATTAATGACTTTTTTGCCATTGGTATTGAACTTAAGAGAAAATCAGGAAACGAAAAAACAAAATGTCCAAAATGTAAGGATCAAAGAAAAAATAAACATGACAACCCCCTTAGTGTAAATATTGACAAAGGTTTATATAATTGTCATAATTGCGGTTGGTCGGGCAATGTTAAATTAAAACAAAAAAAAACTTATTATTTACCAGTTGAACAAAAGTCAGAGTTATCGGATAGAACTATATCATGGTTTAATAAAAGAGGTATTACAGAGGCAACTCTTAACAATTGGAAAATTGGAGAATCTGTCGAATATTTTCCTCAAGTAGATAAAAAACGAAAGGCAATTAATTTTAAATATTTTAAAGAAAATAAATTAATTAATATAAAATATCGAGACGGTGAAAAGAATTTTAAAATGGTTTCTAATGCTGAATTAATATTTTACGGCTTAGATAACATTAAAGAAATGGATGAAATTTATATTGTTGAAGGTGAAATGGATGCTTTAAGTTTACATGAGTCAGGAATATATTCTGTTTGTTCTGTTCCAAATGGTGCATCTAAAGGAAATCAAAGACTTGACTATTTAGATAACTGTTTTACTTACTTTGAAAATAAAACAAAAATTATTCTTTGTACTGATAACGATGAGGCGGGTTTATTATTAAGAAATGAACTCGCAAGACGGTTTGGACATTATAAATGTAAATATGTAGAATTTGGCGAATATAAAGACGCTAACGAGGTTTTAATTAAAAAAGGTAGTGAAACCCTTAGAAACATTTTAAAAAAAGCTAAAGACTTTCCACTTGAAGGAATTTTAAATATTCATGACATTTGGCAAAACGTTTTAAATTATAATGAACATGGAATTAAAAATTATAATATATCACTTGGCGACTCAAATGAGTTTTTTAATGTTTGTTTGGGAGAATGGTCTGTAATTACAGGAATACCAAATTCAGGAAAATCAGACGTTGTTGATCAAATATGTTGCAATTTAGCCTTAAAGCATGACTTTAGAATTGGAATGTTTGCCCCTGAGTCATTTCCATATGAGGGACATATAAAAAGAATTGCAAATAAATTAAATGAAAAAAATTGTAATACTGAAATATTAAATAATTCAAAGGCATTTATTGAGGATCATTTTTATTTTGTTAAAATAGACTTAAAAAATTTAACATTAAAAAATATATTACAACAATTTAAAGACTTAGTATTTCAAAAAGGGATTAATATTGTTGTGATTGATCCTTATAATATGTTGGATCATTCAGCACAAAGAGACCATTCTTATGTCGGGAAAATCTTGTCTGAAATTACGCAATTTTGTCAGCAAACTAATACTCATTTGTTTTTAGTTGCACACCCTCGCAAAATGGATATTGATAATGGAAAATATAGGATTCCAACTCCTTATGATATTTCAGGGTCAAGCGACTTTTTTAATAAGGCGTATAATTGTTTAACTGTTTATAGAAATATTGGTCAGCCTTGTGAGTTTGGTTCGGATACTGTTTCAGTATATGTTCAAAAAGTTAAACGTAAAGAAAATGGTAAACAAGGCGATTTTATGATCGCTCCAGATTTTAAAAATGGTGGTTGTTATAAATGGCTTAACAAAGAAAAACAAAGATTTGAAGTAATAAAAGACCAAATTCCATTTTAAAAAATAATTACTAAATTCACACAACTAAACAATCTCTGGTTATGTATGACATTAAAAACAAAAGAGCAGTATATAGCTGAATCATGGCTATCCAAAAATCATATAAAAGTTTATAGTAAATTAATTCAAGAAAATATATATATAATATTCTATGAAATAAAAAATATATGTTATACCAATGGCAAAGAATATAATCGAAATGAAATTGACAATCGTTTAGACAATTTTATTTTATACCTTTACAATAAATTTTCAAATGTTTGAAATTCGTTTTTTTCCTGTTTATGGTTTTGCTTTAGGAGTAAACTACTGGGACTCTGCAATGGACGACAATTATGATAATAGTATTGAAACAACTCACATGATACAAATATTTTTGACACTGTTTGGCGTTTCAATTATTTGGTATAAAGATATTTAAAACAAAAAGCATGGTAAAAAAAATTAATATTAAATTAATTAAACCAAACAAAGACAATCCCCGATTTATTTCTGACAAAAAATTTAAAAAATTAGTTAAATCAATTAAAGATTTTCCTAAAATGTTAGAAACAAGACCACTTGTTATTGATGAAAATTTTATGGTTTTGGGCGGTAATATGAGACTTAAAGCATTACAAGCAGCTGGAGTTTTCGAAGTGCCTGTAAATCAGATAATTGACTGGTCAGAAGAACAAAAAAAAGAGTTTATAATAAAAGATAATATCGGATATGGCGAATGGGATTGGGACATTGTGGCGAATGATTGGGATATAAAAAAACTTAATGATTGGGGTTTGGATTTGCCTGATTTTCCACAGTTAGAACCCGAAGCCGAAGAAGATGAATATACAGAACCAGACAATTTAAAGGTTGACGTTGTGCTTGGCGATTTAATTGAAATAGGTGAACATCGTTTATTATGTGGAGATAGTACAGACAGTGAACAATTGGCAAAGCTAATGAATGGAGAAAAGGCAGATATTGTTTTTACAGACCCTCCTTATGGTATTAGTGTGGTTCAAGGCAAAAAAGTTGGCGGGGATAAATCATTTGGAACTATTGGAGGAGGAAAAATAGTAAAATCAAAAACATATTCAGAAATAATTGGAGATGATACAACTGATACAGCAAGAGATTTTTATAATACTTGTGTATCATTCGGGATGGAAAATTTTATTATTTGGGGTGGTAATTATTTTACTGATTTTTTAAACGCTTCAATGTGTTGGATTATATGGGATAAACAAAATACGGGTAATTTTGCCGATGTTGAAATGGCGTGGACTTCATTTGATAAAGCAGCAAAACTTTATAAATGGCAATGGAATGGAATGATAAGACAAGGAGATAAAAACCTTGAAGGAAAAACAAGGATGCATCCTACTCAAAAACCCGTTGGGTTATTTGGAGAGATTTTTAATGATTTTAAGTTTAAAATGTGTTTTGATGGATTTCTTGGTAGCGGTTCAACAATGGTGGCAGCACACCAACTAAAAAGAAAATGTTATGGAATGGAACTTGACCCTAAATACTGTCAAGTAATAATCGATAGAATGTATAAATTAGATAATACTTTAAAAATAAAAATCAACGGTAAAATATATAAAAGCCAAAACGTTCTTTAAAAACCTCGTATAAAACATAGTTGATTGGCTCTATGTTTTTTTATTAATTTTGTATTATGGAAAAATCAACAAAATCCAACATAAAATTTCGAAAAAAGGCTTTTTCAGATGCTTACATTAAAACATTTGGAAACGTATCTCAAACTTGCAATGCGATAGGGATTGATAGGTCAACTTATTATGACTGGTTAAAAAAAGATAAAGAATTTAAAAAACATATTGAATCACTGGAACCTCAGGAGAGGTTTATGGATTTTTTGGAGAGTAAATTAGTTGAAAAAATAAATAATGGCGATACTACGTCAATTATATTTGCATTAAAAACAAAGGCAAAGCCACGAGGTTATGTTGAAAGACAAGAAATACAACATCAAGGGGGTATTAAATCAACTCTAATCAAATGGAAACCAGCGGAAGACAAGAAGTAACGCAATATTTAAATAAACAGTTTTACCAAATACATGAGTCAAAGGCTCGATTCATACTGATGCAAGGCGGGACTCGCTCAGGAAAAACTTGGGCGTGTTGTCAATATATAGCTTTTTTACTTACTGATTCAACAAAGCCCTTAGTCATATCAATAATAAGAAAAACACTTCCAGCACTAAAAGGGTCAGTTCAAAGAGACTTTATTCATATACTACAAGAGACAGGCATTTATTGGAACGGAGTTCATAACAAAGCTGAAAATACATTTAAATATTATGACGGGGAAAATGAGGTTGAACATTTAGTTGAGATGCTGTCAGTTGATGAGCCACAAAAAATAAGAGGACGTAAAAGAAATATTGCTTTACTTGAGGAAACAAACGAATTATTACTTGAGGATTTTCGTCAAATAAATATGAGAACAACGGATTTTATAATTATGACATTTAATCCAAGTGACCCCGTTCATTGGATATATGACGAAGTTATTCCACGCAATGACTGTGATTTGTTTATTACAACTTATAAAGATAATAAACATTTAAGCCCTGAGTTAGTAAAAGAAATTGAACGCATGAGAGAGAGGGACGTTGATTATTGGCGTGTGTATGGTCAGGGTCAAAGGGCTGTTTTGTCAAGACGGCAAATATATAATAATTGGAAGTTTATTAATTATAAAGATTTTCCTGACGCTGATTATGTTTATTTGGGACTTGACTTTGGATTTTCAAACGACCCCTTAGCAATTTGTGAAGTTCGAAAGGTAGGCGATAAATTATACGTTCATGAAATATGTTATAAAAAGGGAATGACTAATCAAGATACAGCAAATTTTTTAATTAATAAAGGTTATCAAGACACTTTAGTTTACTGCGATTCAGCTGAGCCAAAAAGTATTGAAGAATTAAAACGATTAAATATATATGCAAAAGGTGCTATTAAAGGACAAGGGTCAATCAATGCTGGAATAAGTTTAATAAAAGAATTTGACGTTTATTTATCTAATGAATCAAAAAATTTTATTGACGAATATCATTCTTATTATTGGCATGAATTAAAGGATGGGACTATTATAAATAAGCCTATGGATCGCATGAATCACTTACAAGACGCATTAAGATATATCGTTTATAGTGTCTATTCTAAACGAAATGATTTCTTTGTAATTTAATTCTTACTTTTGTATAATAAAATTCTTATAAGTAAATGGCATCACTTTTAGACCGATTCAGAAAATTAGTTTTTAAAAACAATCAAAAAACAAATATTGATTTTAACAAAGCAATATATAACTACTTAGGTAATTCAGTTGTTAATTCCTCAGAGAATGACGACAGTTATATTAATAAAGGGTATAGATATAATTCAACCATTTATTCAATTGTTAATTTAATAACAAAATCAGCAACAACAATTCCTTTTCAGGTTTATGAGATACAAAACGCAAATGATTTAAAAAGATATAAGTCTTTAACTAATGGCGACTTTAATACTACGTCTTTACACAACGCTAAAATATTACAAAAGAAATCTTTAATTGAATTAGAAAATACAGAATTACACCAGTTATTAGATAGACCAAACCCCGCTCAATCATTTAATACTTTTATAAGTGAAATACTTGCATTTGGGCTTTTAACTGGTAATCGTTATATTTATGGACTTGGGCCTGACACTGGCGTTAATCAAAATAAATATAAAGAACTTTACGTTTTACCGTCTCAAGTTATGCAAATAGAGTCGGACGGTATAATGGACCCAGTTCGGGAATATTCACTTGAATACAACGGGAATTTTAAAATACCAGCTGAACAAATACTTCACATAAAAGACTTTAATCCTTATTACGATGGAACGGGTTCTCATTTATATGGAATGTCTCCACTTAAAGCGGGACTTAGAACAATGGACGCAAATAACGAGGCATTAACAACTGGTCTTAAATATTTACAAAATCAAACCGCAAGGGGCGTGTTAATGTCAGACGAGGGTGATTTAAACGAAGTACAAGCAAGACAATTAAAAGATAAATTTAAACAACAATACCAAGGCTCTAAAAATGCGGGTGATGTTGTTATTACGCCGAAAAAATTATCATGGATTAATTTCGGATTAAATGCCAGTGATTTATCTTTAATAGAACAATATAACGCAAGTATAAAAGACCTTTGTAATATTTACAACGTCCCTGTTCAATTGTTAAATAATACTGATTCAAGTACATACAACAATCAAAAAGAAGCTAAAAAAGCATTATATCAAAA